CAGCCTGCATCTGTTCGCGGGTCCGGAGCCCGTAGTACGCGGATCGTTCGTGCGCAGTTTCGATAGGAATACGGCACAGCATCAGACCGCCTTGACCAATGATGCCCGAGTAGCGACCTTCGTCGATCGTCGGAGCCTCATAGTCAGGATACTCATCGGCACGGACGGGAACCCATCCTTCACGAAGCTTGGAGTGGACATTCATTTTGTCCTCCTCGCCGCGCATAGCGACTCGAATCCAACGATGCACATAACCCTCTGGAGGATTTGGTGCAGCAAGGTGGCTGGGCGGTGCCCATGGCTTACGGCGCGTGGTTTCTTCACGCGTGGTGGCAGACCGTGGTGTGCGAGTGTTCTCAGTCATCAGATTAATCCTTCACGTACTTTGCATATTCCTCGAGAGGAACGTTAAGCCTTTTCGCAATGGCGATCTGCGACGGTGATAGCCTCACGGTCCTGCGCCCCTGTTTGGTACTGCGGGAAGCTGAAGAGCCAGCGGGAGCGACCTGACTTTTCCCCGAAGATTGAGACGCCTTGAACTTGTTCGGAAACTCCGAACGTACCCGACGGTCGATCTCATTATAGTAGTCCTCGCTCTGCGGGTCAAATCCTTCTTCCTCAACCAGCTTGCGATGAATACCAAACGCGGCATAGGTCATGACTTCGTCTTGGCCAAACCACGAGTTTTTCTCAGCCCAGCTCTGTGCTCTTGGGTCGACCTGCGGCTGCTGTTGGTACTGCTGTGGGGCAGGCTGCTGCTGATACTGCTGCTGATACTGCTGTGGGGTCGTCTCCACACGCTGATCAGCGCGGCGTTTTGCCAAGTCGTAGCGCTCTTTGTCCGAGCTCGCCCGAGCCAAGGCCTCTTGGGCCTCGATCATGCGATCGGTGTCGCCAGCCTCATATGCGTCCTTGTAGTTCCGACGCGCCGAGGTGATCTGCGCCTCGATCCGTGCGCCGTACTCATGCAGGTAACCGCTGTCGAGCTGCTTGAGGCGTCCTTCCAGTTGCTGCTTTTCCTGCAACAACGTCTGGGCAACGCGCACAGCTTCCTCGCGGTCACGCTCCTCCTTGCGGAACTTCTCCGTCAGCCGAGAAATCCGCTTCTGGACGCCCTTGCTATACGTTTCTAGCTCGCTTTCGTCATCATCGCCATTCGCAGCGGGGGATAGCTTCTGCTCTTCCTCCTCGCCCTCCTGCTCGATGATGATCTCTTCTCCGATGTCGTCGTCTTGGTCAGCCATAGCCGTTCCCCTCAAACAGTTTTGATGTCAGTGGGCTCAAGAACCGTGGCGATCACTTCGTCATCATTGATGACACGGATCTCACCACCGTCGATCTTGAACCTAGAGCCGGCGTACCGGCCAATGCAAACCCAGTCGCCCTGCTTGCACCACGGATCTGAGTCCGGTCCAAACTTATTGGGGTCTTTGTAAGCAAGGGGGCCAACCTTGAGAACGTAAGCCACCACGGTGGCCACACTCTCACGGTCGCGGACCTCGTCCGGTATGAACAAGCCGCCCTTTGTCTGGACAGCCGTTTGATACGGCATCACCAGAACACGCCAGCCCGTTGGTTGGGGCAGGCGATCAAGCAGTGGCTTTTCAAGGAGGGCGGGGTCGAGGACGCGGTCGGCCGCGTCTACATACGCCTTGTTTAGAGAATCTTCAGCAGGTGGAGCGGGGAGATCTGTTGATGCTCCGCCCCGATCGGCCTTGATTTTCTGCGCGACGTGTTCAGGAAGAAAAAGAGTCTTCGTCATAGTCTGCGTGCTTCTCCAGCAGGGCTTTGATTTCACTGGACGCATAGGAGAGGCCCCGAAGCTCCCCAACCAGTTTCTTGTATTCTTCCCAGTTGGGAAGACCGTCAGCGGCGAGAAACTCTTTTATCTCGTTCTCACGCCGCCGAAGCAGTTTGTACACACGTGACGCAAAATCTACTACATCCATCATAGGTTCTCGTTGTAGTCGTCTTCTATGTCACTTGTGATTGGACCACCTGTAGCCCATTTATCACACACATACTGCGATGAACAGACAAACTTTAGCAGCTGGCAGTACCCGAGATCCCCCGACTCATCACCGATGCACTCGAGGACGTCCTCTGTCTGATTGTAGGCCGCGCAGTTACCGCAAACCTCGTCAACCCGAAATCTTCCTGCGTCGGCGGGATCTCGGTAGCCCGCATCCTCTACGGCGGCAGCTTTGTTCTCAGCGTTCAGCCGTGCGTCCTTCGTAGGCAAAGGGCAGCGTGATCCGCCTTCCTTTTCCCCGTACTTGTCAACGGGGGTCATCTCCCCAAACACAATAGTGATCGCAGGCATTATGAGCCTCCTTGGTTGCGTTGTTGTGCCATGATCATCTGCGCGGCAATCCGCTCACGGTTGACCTCGTTTCGATCATCAGCAGTCTGCTCCTGCAGCTCGAGTCGTGCAGCTTCGCCCGCGGCCTTCTGCGCCAGCTTGGCTTGATCGATCTGAAGCTTGGCTTGATCGATTTGGCCGTCCTGCATCAACTCCTGCTGCTTGAGCTGCAGCTCGGTGTTGCGGATCTGTACCAGTGGGTCAGCCATTGGATCGACAGGGGGTGGCATAAGCTCTGGTACGAGCTGCTCAAAGATCTGGCGTTGCAGCAATGCGGCGTAATCGGCCGAGTGCTTAGGATCCTGCAACGCGGCTTGAGCTTGCGATATCTGTTGCTGCGCCTGCTGTGGATCCATGGCTCCAGTCTGAACAGCGATCTGCATCTGCTGAATCAGCTGCTGTGTTTGCTCCATCATCTGCTGGCGAGCAAGAAGCGAAATGTGCTCCATAATGTGAGCTAGGATAGCCATGATTGCATGCGGCGTGGCCTGCACAGCAGGGAGCTTATAGAACGCCATGTGAGCCTTAATATGCTCTTCGTGCTGCTGGTCAGGAAAGGCTTGCAGCGGCGTGCCAACCAAAGCGCGGCCGTTCTCCATGACGGGGTCCATAGGCTGCGGCTCTTGCGGAGCGGGCAGGATCTCGTCGATGTTCTGGACCTCGAGCGCCTGATACATCCGGCGGTACGCGGCGTGCAGATTGTGCATCTGCGGATTGCTCTGCGCGAGCTTGAGTTGCTCCTGAGCCAGCGCCACCCGCTGAGCCATCGAGAAGATGTTAGGGTCGCTGACAGGCAGCACGTCCACGCGGCCGTCGAAGTCTTGCGCCTTGAGCTGCTGAGCGTCGTCACCCACCTCGTACGGGTACGCAGCACCCATGTTTCCGCCGATGATGCGGGCGAGGATCTTGAACTCTTGACGCTGAGCGTAATACAGACGCTTGTGGATCGCGGACAGGACCTTCATGCCGCGCTCGAGCAGGGCGACGGTTGTCCCGACAGGCTGCTCTTGACCCATGTTCTGGGCTTGGTTGTCAGCCACCGAGATGAAGCGCCGGCCGCCCTCGACCAACGCACCGAGCAGCTGGGCCAGTGTGGCCGAAGGCTCTTTGTACGGCAGCGGGATGATCGCGTCGCGGATGCTGCCCCCGGGGGCATCGATGTCGCGGAACTCGCCGGGCTGCAAAGGCTCGTCGCTGTTCGTTACGCGGATGCCGCGGGCCTTGAAGCCTGCGGGCAGGTTGGCCAAGGTCCCTGCGTCAATGAGCTGGCGCAGAATGCTGGTGGCCGCACGACCAAGCCCGCCGATCATGTGGGTCAGACCGAAGCCGTAGAACCCAAGTCCTGGGAGGAACTTGTAGTGTACAAAATATTGTACAGCTTCCCGCGTCGGGTCGTCCTGCAGATAGTTGCGGCGGATCGCCAGAACCTCATTGCTGGCCTCGTCGATCGACACGATGTAGGGCAGCTTGATGCCTGTGGGCTCGCCATCTAGCCCCATGTCCTCGAACCCGTCAAGATCGAGCTCGACATGCATCTCCAAGATGACACGCATCTCGTCGCTGTACGAGGAACGTGAGATCCCCTGTATCTCGTTGACCTTCTCGCGGACCTGATCCTCGTCCTCATCACCGCCCGAGGACAGTTCAACGTCGCGATAGAACCCCGAAACTTGGAGCTTGCGCACATCGTTGTCGGACATCTTCAGGACGTGCGTGACACGCGGGCTGCTGATCAGATCAGAGGCGGCGTACGGCACGACAACGTCTTGAGCGGGGACGAACTTTGCCACCGGCCGCTGCTTGTTGTTGTCGAAGTAGAGCTTCTTGAACGTCGAGCCAGATAGCGGGAGATAGAAGAGCATCTGATCGGTATCTGGATCATACTCGTCCATGCGATCCATGATCAGATAGTTCATGTAATCCTTGACACGCTGGGCCTGCTCGAGGCGCTCGGGCGTATGCTTTCCAACAACCTGTGTCTTAACAGGGCCGCCAGATGGCAGAATCTCTTTGTATGCCTGCGCTTGGAACTGGGTGACGCTCTCCGCGATGAGCGGGTGCGTGACACTGGACGCGCCCTCGAAGGGTGTCGAGCGCTCGGTGTCCTGAATCCCCAGCAGGTCAAGACCCTTGGTGTAGGTCTCTTCCCAGTCTTGGCGTGACGCGAGATCGTCCTCATAGGACCCAACCAGATCACTGGCGATCTCACCAAGGGTGTCGTCCTCCAAGAAGTCTGCCAAGTTTGAGTCGAAGGGGATCAGCTCCTCTTCCGTCATGCCCTCTGGCATCATGCCGGACATGGCTTCGACCATGGCGCTGCCATCTTGCATCTCGGTTACCTGAGCACCGCCCTCGAAGTCCATCGGGGTGTTCACGGGAATGTCAACGCCAAGCCCGTCCTGCATGTCCGCCGGACCGTCTCTGCGTTCAACCATGTTCCCGAAGGCCTGTGGAGGTAGCGCCATCAGTAGTACTCCCGTTTGCGAGGCACCTGACTTGCGAAGTCAAGCTGCTCCTCTTCATGTATCAGTACGAACCCACCTTGGCGGAAACGCATCAAAGCCAATGTCATACTATCACAGAAGTCGTCATGGTCGCCATTCGGAAATGACGCGATCTCTTCTATAACTTCGTCAGCAAACTTCTTGTCTTGCGGCGCCCAGACCATTCCGGCCTCAAACAACGGGGACACAGTGTGCATTCTTGTTGTCTTGTCTACACCGCCGCCGCCCGCGCGTCTACCAGGAGAGAAGCCCATGGCTGGGATGCCCCTTGCACGCAGCTCGTCGATCAGCGGACCACCAGTGGCTTTCTTCTCCACAATGACCATGTCCGGCTCCCAGTACTCGCATTCCTCGTACGCCACTTCCTTTAGCTCGGGGAAACTCCACCGGCCGCGCTGGGCGTCTAAAAGGATGACATTGTCGCCGCGGCCCTCCTCCGGCTCGAAGATACCCCACGTCGTGATGGCCGAGTAGTCGGCGCTCTCTTTTTTGGAGAACGCAGTATCGTAAGCTTGGATGATATACTTTAGAGGAGGGATCTTCTCTTTATCCCAGATCTTCCACCATTCGCGCCGAATGATAGCCGAACCGGTGCTTGTTGGCTGCTGCTGCCACTGCGCAGACCATTTCTGCACGGGCAGCGACGCCTTGATCGAGAGCAGAGAGTCCTTGTCCCAGAACTCAGGCCACAGAGGATTGCCCGAGGGGAGCAGCGCGGGGAACTCCACGACCTCCCACTGGTCCGACATCGGATCCGCAGACTGCTGAGCCAGCAAACGACCAGTCAGATCCTTCTTTCCCCAGCGCGTCATGACCAAGATGATAGAAGCACCAGGCTGCAGACGCTGGCGGGGGCCAGATGTGTACCATTCGTAGGCGTTGTCGAACGCGCTCTCGCTCATGGCGTCCTGCTCCGAGTGAGGGTCGTCGATGATGAACAGATCCGCGCCGCGGCCGGTGACTGCAGCGCCCACACCAGCTGCGAAGTACTCGCCGCCCTTGTCAGTGCCCCACTTGCCGGCGCCCTTGTTGTCTTCCTTGAGGTTTGTATTTGGGAAAACCTCTTTGTACTGCGGGTCGTCGATCAGATCTCGGACCTTGCGGCCGAATCGTACAGCCAGCTCGGTGTTGTGTGTGGCTTGA